AGTGTTGAACGATACCGCGGCTATGCTGGCGACTGCTGCTACGAGCATCACGAACTTTGAATTCGCTCGTAACAGCATCAATCGTCCGAATACTTCGACGACCAGTGGTCTGGCAATCTCGACTTCCGGTACGGCGTGGACGGGCCAGTGTTACGACAACCGTATTTGGGGCCTTGACGCAACTGCCCAGATCTGGATCGACACTGGCACGAAGCTCGCGTTCAACCAGAACTTCTGCCCGATTACTGGTGCCGCGGACAAGTCTGGCCTCATCAACCCCGCTGCTGTTTAATCAACCTCAGGGGGCTTCGGCCCCCGATTAAGGAGCAGATATGCGTCCAATTCTTGTCAGCTATACGCCACTCGCGGCAAGTGCTACTTACTTCGCGACCGGACTTACCGGAGCGACGGGTACGCTTTCGACTAACGCAGTTACCGATAACCTTGGGCACCAGTTCACGCTGACCTCGGCGGCTAACCTGTCCGGCATTAACATGACGCTGGTTGGTCTGGACGCCGATGGGCAGGCGCAGACGGAGGTTATCGCAGGCCCGAACGCGAATACGGTCACGAGTGTCAAGTTCTTCAGCCGTATCAATACGATCACTTTCGCCTCCACGCTCGGCGCTAACACGATGAACGTAGGACTTAGTGCCATCGCTGTAAGCCAGACGATTCCGATGAACTACATGCAGGCCAATTGGAATGCTTCGTTCATGACGGAAATTTCGGGGACGCTCAACTATGACCTAGAGTACACCGAACAGGCGATCTATGACACACAGCCTTCCACGCTTGTCTGGTTCAACCATGCGTCGATAGTCAACGAAACGACTAACACTGACGGTTCGACTACCTCGCCCATTCGTGCAGTACGCCTTGCGATTAACTCACTTACCGGCGGGGCTACTGCGTCTCTAACAATTCTCCAAGGGTTGGGAAGCTAACATGGCACTCGGACAAGTGGAACAACTGTGACCGTTGCTGGCATTTGCTGACTTTCTGGCAGATCCGAAGAGTTTCGAGAAATCCCTTGCGGGTCTTCGTGAGATGCCCTGCAATGGTGGAAAGAAGCAGCAACCGATCTTATTGCAACCTTGACTAAACGGTGATCCATGACAACTCCCAGCGACAACACTCCGATTTCTATAATCCAAGACGCTTACATGGATGCGGGCTTGCTGCAGCAAGGCGAGACTGTCAATGGAGAGCAGATTGTCGCTGGCCTCCGCAAGCTTACCGATATGACGAACCTCTGGCAGACGCAGGGGTTGAAGCTTTGGCTGAACGTGGATACGCCGATCACGTTGGTAGCGGGGACGAGTACCTATACTCTGGGGCTGGCCGGCACCGTAGTCATGACGAAGCCCCTTCGGGTGCTGGAAGCGTGGTATACTGACGTGAACGATATCCGCCGCCCGCTGGTGCCGATGAGCTGGAATGACTATTCGCGCCTGTCCCAGATCGTGCAGACCGGAGCGATCAATAGCTACTTTGTGAATAAGGAAGACCTGTTGTTGAGTGTGTTCTTCTGGTTGGTGCCAGATGCTACCGCGGCGACGGGGACTGCCCACCTTCTGCTGCAAGAGCAAGTGGTCAATGCGATTTCTGTGACCGAGACGATGAACTTTCCGCTCGAGTGGCGAATTGCGCTTCGTTGGGGGCTGGCCGACGAAATCTCCACGGGCCAGCCGCAAGCTATTATGGATCGGTGCCAGCAACGCGCGCTGACCTATCGCACGGCGCTCGAGGACTGGGACGTGGAAGACGTTGCGACGCGCTTTACGCCTGATTCACGTAGTCAATACTTCACTGGGAACTTCCGATAATGCCTCAGGCACAAACAGTCGCCGTTCCGACTCGGTTGCCGCTGGTGATCGAAGCGGAGAACCGGGATGAGACTACAAGCAAGGATGCTAAGCTCATCAACGCCTACGTGGAGAAGAATCCGCGCACGGAGGAGTACTGGATATTCAAGCGTCCGGGACTTCTGCAATATGGTTCGACCTTGAGTGGCGTTGGGCGTGGTGTGTACAACTGGCAGGGGGACATTTACTCCATATTTGGTTCAACGCTGTATAAGAATGGAGTGTCTGTCGCGACCGGACTGAACACCGCTAACGGCGTGTATCGGTTCTCGCAGTGCCTTGGTGCAACGCCGCGGATGCAGTTGGGCAATGGAACGGCGACTTACAATTACGACAGCGGTGCAGGACTCGTCGCAATGGCAGGGGTTAACTTTCCGTCGCCGGCAGTCAAGGGAATCGGCTACCTCGATGGTAAGATTTATCTGCTCAACTCCGCTTCGGAAGTTCGTGGCACGAGTGGCCTAAACGATCCGACGGACTGGACTGACGCAACGAATACGCTGACTGCCCAGATCGAACCGGACTCGGCGGTGTTCCTTGCTAAGCAGCTGGTCTACATGCTGGTGCTGAGTGAGTGGTCTGGGGAAGTGTTTTACGATGCGGCGAACCCGTCGGGGCAGAGTCCCCTTGGCCCGGTGCAGGGTGCGAAGGTAAACTACGGCTGCGTCAACGGAGATTCAGTCCAGGAGATCGACGGTAACCTTTTCTGGCTCGCGACTAATCGTTCCTCCGCGGTACAGGTAATGATGCTCGAAAACCTGAAGCCGCTGATTGTTTCGACGAAGCCGATTGAGCGACTGCTTAATGACGTAGTGGATTTCACCAGCGTCTACTCATTCGGACTGAAGCTCGAGGGCCACAGGTTCTACGGTTTCTCTCTGCCGAACGACAACCTAACTCTCGTCTACGATATGAGCGACAGGATGTGGTCGCAGTGGACGGACTCCGCCGGGAACTACTTCCCCATCGTGTCGAGCACTTACGCTGTGTCAACAGGCCGGATTGTCCAGCATGCGACGAACGGAAAACTGTATAACCTTGACTACAACTATGACACGGACGACGGTGCAGTTATAACCGTGGATATCGTCACGCCGAACTTTGACGGCGGCACTCGGCGTCGGAAACAGCTGAACATAATGGAGTTCATTGCGGATCAGACGCCGGGGAGTGTTCTTTCTGTCCGCTCGAACGATTCGGATTATCAAGCGGATAAGTGGACGAACTTCCGGCAAGTTGACCTGAATATGAAGAAGCCAATCCTCGCGAACAACGGAACCTTTATGCGGAGAGCCTATCACTTCCGGCATCAGTGCAATGCTCCGCTGCGTATTCAGGCTGTTGAACTTCAGATTGACATTGGAACGCTGTGAGCACGTTTCAGCCGCCGCCCACCTACGCGCTGCCGGTTATCACGGACGAGCGGACAGGCAAGGCTATCTTCAATCCGATCTGGCTCAAGTGGTTCCTTGATCTTGCACAAGGGCTTACGGCGGCAGGCGCAGGTAGTGGAACCGTTAGCAGCATCAACGTGTCTGGTGGCACGACAGGACTTACCTCCAGTGGTGGGCCGATTACAACTACAGGTACGATTACACTGGGAGGAACGCTTGGTGTAGGTAACGGTGGTACGGGCGCGACTAGCTTTACATCGGGACGCGTACTGCTGGGCAACGGGGCTGCCACGTTTTCCACGTATTCTGACTTATCGTGGGACTCAGCCAATGCGCGATTGCAGACAGGGGCTGGTGGATTGCAGCCGGCGGCTGACGGAACGGGGGCCGTAGGCAATGCGAGCAGGCACTTCGCCCAGATATTCCTGGACTATACTAATACGACCGCAGGGACTACCGGCGCGCGGACGATCAACAAGGCGGCAGGTCGCGTGAACTTCGCAGCTGCGGCGACTTCACTAGTCGTGACGAATAGCCTCGTAACAGCGGCGAGTAAGGTGTTTGCTCTGGCGGCTTCAAATGACACAAGCGGGCGAGTGTATGCTGTAGTACCGGCGGCGGGAAGTTTCACGATTTACTGCACCGCACCGGCGGCAGAGATGCCCGTCAATTTCTTAGTGATCAATGCAGACTAACTAATAATAACGGAGCTTCGCATGAGCATGGATGAAACTGAACTGGAAGAGTCCTTGATGGATTGTGGGGTTGCAGGCGAACACACTGATGCGGTTCAGGTAGGTGCCTTGAATAACCATATGCGGAGAGCTGCTTTGCATCACCTGCTTCCGCTGAAACGGGAAGTGCGGAAGATCGGGAATGCGCAACGGGCGAAGTCGATAAAAGACGCGGCATGGCAAGCGAAGGTGGATGCTGCCCTGTTTGATCCAGATGAAGGGTTGATTAATTTGCGTAAGTGGATGACTCGGTTCGCGGTTGGATTGACTACTGTTATTGCAGCAGCCGGTGGAGTTATCTTGTGGATAGTCACGATCGGAAGGACACTCCATTGGTGGTAGCGCCGGAGGAATTGCTGGAAGACCTAGCCACGCAGGGGATCGAGTGGCTAGTACGGGAGCCTTGGGGAGTTGTCGGGCTGCATGAGTACAGAGGGTTTTGCTTTATCCATTGTCGCATCTGGCAGTGGTCAAAGCAAAATCGTAAAGCCTGCGTAGAACATTGGAAGTTAGTCAGGAGTGCGGTGAGAGAACGCGGGTATTCTGTGATGTATGCGGGGTGCTCGTTGCCTGACCGTAAAGGGTATAAATTCCGACAACTTTTCGGATTTGTCGAAGTGGTCAAGTTACCACAAGTCGGACAAGTCCTTATGAAACAGGAGATTTAAAATGGCTGATCCAGTTACCGATTATTTTATCATCGAAGCGCTTACCGCGGGAGCCGCGGAATATGCAGCCGCCGACGTTGCGCTGAGTTACGGTTTGGGTGAAGTGGGCGCTGCCGCTGCCGGATCAGCTGCCGCCGGAGAAGCCGCCGGGGGATTTCTCGGTGAAGCCGCAGCCGCCGATGTAGCACTTAACTACGGTGGAGATGTTGCAGCGGGTGCGTTGCTTACGCCGGAAGTTGCAAGCCTGCCCGCCTTTGCGAGTGGGTTGCCTGAGGCAGCGGGACTTGTCAGTGGAGCTGCTGGTGGAGCCGCTGATGCTTACGCGGGTTCCTTGTCCGGACAAGCCGCCGACCTGATGGCCGCCTACGGGGGCAATGCGAATGCTGCTTTCAGCGGCCCGAGTCTCATCGACACCGCGAAGAGCGCCTTGTCTATTGCTGGCCCGGCTATGTCTATTGGCAGCGGCTTGATGGGCATGGACTCTGCGATGCAGCAGAAAAAGATGGCGCAGATGGCGCTGAACCAGCAGCCGAATATGTGGCAAGCTTCCGGCGGCCAGCAACAAGCGACGAGCCAGTTGATGCAACTGATGAATGATCCGAGCGCCGCGGCGCAGAATGATCCGTCGTTCAAGCTAATGCAAGAGTCCGCTATGCGAGCGAATGCACAGCAAGGGCAGACCTCAGGGGCAGTCGCCAAGGGCGCGGCGATGGCGGCTAACGACTGGTACGGTCAGCGTCTAGCGCAGTATGGTGGTCTTGCGGGTGCGCCGGGAAATGCGACTGGAGCCATGCAAGTCGGCGGTCAGATTCTTAATGGCTCGAACAATATGATGAGCCGAGCCCTTGCGTCAATTGGCTACGGTGTGACCAGTGCTACAGGCGGTAGCACTACAATGCCGCCGGCTGTGCAGCAATGGCTGCTGCAGCAGAAACTCTCTGGCGGGATGGCTGCATAATGGCTGATCCCGGAATGTTCGGAGCGCCGATAGGAATCTCGGCGGCTGAAGACCAGATCAACCAGAACGTCCGGAGTGGTCTGCTCGCGCAGAAGACCCTGGGGGAGATTGCGCAACAGCCGGCGGAACTGGAGATGAAGCGAGCCCATGCGCGGGCTTACGACGCGGAGGCTGCGGAGAAAACAGCGAAGCTGCGTGATCAACAGCTGATGGATAGGGTTAGTGCGCTGGCGGCTGCCGAGGGACGGGAGCCTACGGCGGATGACTTGACGCGCGTAGACAACCCGCCTTCGATTACGGAGCCTTTCGAACGGATACTTCGGATCGCGCAGGACGTAGGGGCTCCAGCTCGTTTAACAATTGATCTGGGAAATAAAATATCTCAGATGACGCGAAACCTTGCTGTGGCAGATAATAACAGGGCGGAGGAAGCGCGGAGGAAACTGACCACGCAGAAGGATCGCGCAGGGATGATTGCTTCGATGGCGCAAGCGGCACTTAGTAATCCGGCGCAGTATCAGCAGCTCCGCATGGATGCGATTAATCGGGGACTGCCGGCGGACAGACTTCCCGAGGCATTTGACGAGAAGGTTATAACCGGGCTGCGTGATGCGGGACTTAGCGCGAAGGAACAGATTGAGCGGAAGTTTAAGGAACTTGACGATAAGCGGAAAAATGCAGCTGAGAAGCGGATGAAAGCTAAGAGCGACGCAGATATTGCACTAGCCGGATCGCGTAGAGATCTTGTTGACGAGCGCTACAAGCAACTGCAAAAGGAAGGTGGCCCGAATTCGCAGTCGGCCAGGGATGCTCGCACGTCTCGGACTGAGACAGCACGGGCAGTCGCCTTTGCTAAGCTGAATAAAGAATACCCGATGGCTCCGGCTGATCCGAAACTTTGGGTTGCCGGGAAGACCTATCGTCTGCCGAATGGAACCTTTATTCAGGCAACGCAGAGCGACGGGAAGATTGGTGGTCTAGCTATTCAAGTGCCGGATGAAGTGCGTCGGACACTTTACGGACGACCCGCAGGTTCAGCAGCTGCCGCCGGCAATGACGACGCTGATCTCGAAGACGATGACGCTGAAGCACTCGCTGACTAAGGACAATCATGGCTAATGACTTCATTCCCGCAGAGCAGTTGCTTGGACTGACCCAGCCGACTGGGATTAAGGAACGAGTGCAGAGTGCCTTTGGCGTAGAAGCCTTCGGGGTTAAGTCGCCGGCTGCTCCGACTGGGTTTAAGAGTGCAGAGGAACTCCTCGGCATTCCCGCTTTCGAGACTGAGGCGCGTAAAGGCCCGAGCTTCTGGGATTCGATTAAGAACGTCTGGGCGAGCCCGCTGAGCGCACCGGCGGCTGAGCCGAAGGAAAAGCCTGACTTTGCCTCGGCGGCTCCCGGCGAGATGATGTACGCAGAGACGCCGGGTGGAGCGGCGACTGGCAGGGCGAAGGCAAGGGGCACTGCGCGAACTGGCTTCACCGTCGAGGGAGATGTGACGGAGCTGCCGGCGATTGCCGTGGGTACTGCGATGCAGGCTTCGGACATGGCTACGTCAGTCGGCAAGCAGTTGCTCGGAGCGGTCCCGTACTGGGCTACGCGGACATACGCTGCGGCGAAGGGAGAGTCGCCCAAGATTGCTGCAATGGCTGGACAGGAAGCGAAAGATTACTTTTTCCCGCCTGAAATTTCTACGCCGTGGGCTAAGGTGGCCGAGTCAATGGGCCCTGAAATGCAGAAAGCTTACAATAAAAACCCGATCGCCTGGGTTATGGAGAAGATCGGAGAAGTCGTAACGCACGGCGCGGAGAAAGCAGAAGCTGGTGCGGGAATACCAATGGAAGATATCATGGCGCTGGCTGATCAGACCATGGGATCGCTGTTCTTCAAGCAATCGCTTAAGCCCCGTTTTCAGGAAGCCTTTGCCAAACGCGTTGAGGATTACAAGGCCAAGCAAGCTGCCAAGGCACCTGAGCCTGACACCAGCAACGTACCGCAGGGTGAACCGCTGATCATCATTGACAGTCCCGCGCAGGTCAAGGAGATGTTTAAGACTGCCGCGAAGGAGGGGACGCCGGTAGCGCGGGAAGCTCAATGGGTCACGGATATCTTCGAGGCGGCGAAGCGCGGGGAAGGTGCTCCGGTTATGCCGGGGGCGCTACGGGAAAGTCGCTTTGAGCCGCCGAAGTGGAAGGCGGAAGAATTCAAGATGCCCGAACGGAGCGGAGGGCTGACTGAGGGTACGGTGATAGGGGAAGTTCCGCGAGCCTTCGACACTGCGGTGGAGAAGCTGCGCACAGGTAAAGCTCCAACGATGACTGCGGAGGAAGTCCTCGCCTTACGCGAGAACGCTAAGATTGACGGCGACGGACTGATCGTTGACCCGCGCTCGGGTAAGCCATTCTTCCAGCGTGGCTCCATCAACCAGGAACAATTTATGCAGTTTATGGCTGCGCTCGGAGTTACCGGAGCTGCGGCGGCTGCAATGGCTAACTGGTATGCTGCGACGGAAGGAATTGCGCTCGCGGGAATTGCCGCCCTGGGAATTACCAAGGGTATGCCGATGAAGGAAGTTCTCGAGCGGATGCCGACGAGTTCGAAGGTGCTGGATCGCCTGCCGAACAAGACAGAGTTCACGCGGGAACAGGTCGCGCAGGAGCTGAAGCGACAGGATGTGACTGGACAAGAACGGGAACTGATTGAGCGGCTTGTTGCAGGGATGCCCGGAGAGAAAATCTCGGCGGCGGAACTGGGGACTAAGTTCCAACAAGCGACGGATAAGTTTATGCTGGAGCGGCAGCAGACGCCAGAGTATGCGGACTACGGGCTGGAGCGTATCCGGCCTGATATGTCTAAGCAGGAAAACTTACGGGGTTTGGCTAGTGATGACATTACGACCACTCTCCACCGCTTGCCCTTCGAGCTCAGCGATGCCAATCACTTCCGCGATCCGAATCTCTTTGGATGGACTCGGAGCTTTAGGGAAGACGGCGTTCGGCACGTAGTGGAGATTCAAAGTGATCTGGCGCAACATACGAAAGAGCTGCCGGCTGAAGCCCGAAAGCAACTTGAAGTTGAAGTTGATATAGCGCAGCAAAATATAACTTACCTAAAGCGTAAAATAGATACGCCTAATGAATGGCTGCCGGGAGATAGTCAGTTTAATATTGGTAAAGAACTTAACCGAGAAAAGTTGAAGCTGGCTGAATTGCTTACAAAGCTTAACGCAAACACGGCGGCTGAAAACGTCGGCCCCCTGCTCAAGAACTGGCCTCGGCGACTGATCCGCGAGGAGCTAGTCGATGCGGCGAAGAACGGGGAGTCGTCGGTGCGGTTTGCGTCAGCGGACACTGTAGCGAAGGTGGAAGGGTGGCGAAAACGGTCTTCGCGCGCCGAGATACAAGATCTTATAGATAAATTCACAGCTCGTCTTGCTGTCGTGGAAGAAGCTAAAAAAGAAGCCGCATTAAAAAGATTGGCGGCTGAAGAGGCTTGGCGAGCAGACACGAATAACAAGCAGCTTCTAAAAGATATGCAAGATGCTCGCGGTGCTTATAATTCACTCGAAAGGGAAATTAGGGAAAAACAAGACTTCATAGAGTTTAGGAAACGTGATCTAGAAACAGCGCAGGAGGTTTCTACATTTGCAGACCCGGCCCATGCTTCAATTTACCAGCGCTACGCCGGTGACATAACTCGCTATCTCAAGACTCTCGGCGGCAAAGAAGTCACCGACGCTCAAGGCCACACCTGGATCGAGGTTCCGACGAAGGGGACTGGCCCGAAGGTTCAGCTGTGGACGCGGCCGGAGACTGTTGCAACAGTCGGGGCAGCCACGGCGGGAGTGCTTGCGCAGACTGATCCGGATAAACTGGAGAGCCTCGGCATCCATCTAGTAGGACTCGGTGCGGCAGGGGCAGCCGCCTTCGGCCACATCAAGCTCAAGGGAATGCCTGAGGGAGACTTGATTCGCCTCGCGCGGGAGGGCGGGAAGGAAGGGGAAGCCGCCTTTGCGAAACTGTACGCGGACAATAAGAAGCAGTTGGAACGGAGTGTCGCCAGCTTCGAACGCACTGGCATCGACGTAGAGGATGTGGTGCAGCGAAGCTTTATCAAGGCCTTCGATGCACTCAAGCGTCCAGCTGACGCCGTTGGCGGGTTCCGTGGGGATTCGAAGCTGAGCACGTTCCTTCACCGCATAGCACAGAACGAGGCGAAAAACCGGATTGCGTCGGCTGAGCGTCGACCCCAGACCACGGAAGTGACGCCCGAGATTGAGCAGACTGCCGGGCATAGCGATACGCCTGAGAAAGCTGCGCTCAACACGGTGCTTCAGCAACGTATGCAGCAAGCGCTGGATAAGCTGCCCGAGAACTTCCGCAAGCCTTTCGAGATGCGGGAGCTGGAAGGACTGGAGTATCAGGAGATTGCAGATCGCCTTGGCATTCCGATCAATACTGTGCGGACTCAAATCCACCGGGCGAAGGAACAGCTGCAGAAGAATCTGGGGGATTACAAGAATCTGGAAGCGGGACGCGTTGATCCGGAACTGCTTAAGCTTATGGGTGGTGCTGCTGCCGGTGGGCTGGCGGGGTATACGCTGAATAGCTTGATGCAAGGGGATAGCCCGATCAGGGACTCCATCTACGGAGCGCTGACTACGGGAGCCCTAGCGACTGGAGCCGGGCGACGTATGCTGAAGCAGGTGATCACTACGCCCGACGTTGTACTCGGAGCGACTTCGACTCGGCTCCGGAATATGGATGTGGCACTGGGAGACCAGTACGTCCTGCACGAGAAGCGGGTGCTCAAGCGTGTGGATCAACTCCATGATCTGGTCACGCCCTTTCTGACGGAACTGAAGCGACTGCCGGCCGACGTGAAAGCTGCCGTGGATAACGCGCTGCTCAACGGGCGGCTGGACTTGGTCGAGCAGATTCCGGAGCTGAAGAAAGCTTATCCGGGGATTGCTAAGGCACTCGGGGGGCTAGAGTCGGAACTCAAGGGTCTTGGGCGTTTCGCGGAAGGCGTGACAAACTACTTCCCGCGTATCGTCAAAGACCTTGAGGGGCTGAAGCAAGCGCTGGGCGTTGAGGGCGGCAAGGGTCTCGAGCAAGTCCTCATCGACGCCGAAGCTGCGATGCTGAAGAAGAAACGTCGCCCGATGACCGAGGTTGAGCAGAGCATCGTGGTGAATAACTACCTCGCCAAGACTGGTCAAATGTCGTATCAGCCGGGCTTTGCCAAGGGTCGCCGGGTTGAGGAAGTGACGCCGGAACTGCAAAAGTTCTACGAAGACCCTACGGAATCGCTGCTGCGGTATATCTCCGGAGCGGCAGCTGATATCGAGAAGGCGAAGTTCTTCGGGAAGGACTTGGTTAACTCCAAGGCCGGGAAGGATAAAAGTTTCGTTGACACCGAGGCTTCGATTGGAGCGGTAGCCGCCCGGCTGCTCCGCGAGGGGAAGATCAAGCAGCCTCAGGTAGCGGAGCTGAAGAATATCCTTGAGGCGCGCTTCGTCGGCGGCGAACAGGCTATGTCGCAAGGACTGGCGGCTGTACGGAACTTGACGAATACTGGATTGCTCGGCAACGCAGTCTCGGCGGCTACGCAAGTCGGGGATTCGTTGGCGACGATCTATCACTTCGGCATGATTCCAGCTACACAAGCGGTACTGCAAAAGTTCAGCGGAAAAGAAACACTCACGGCAAAAGACCTGGGATTGGCGAACCATGTGGCGGAGGAGTTGTCTGCACAAGGCATCACCGGAACGCTTCAGCAATTCGCACTCACCTACTCGGGCTTCAAAGCGATTGATATGTTCGCCAAGGGACTGGGGCTG